CGACTATCAAGACCTACAATAGCATACGAAAGAGAAGTAGAACCTGTAGTTGCAGTAACTGTAAATCTTTGCCATGTAGTAGTTAAATTGCAAGCAGTTGCAGTAAACGCATTAGTGCTTAAAACAACATAAGCTGTACAAGTTCCAGTTACGCTTCTTAAATATACTGAAAAAGTATATGTACTATTTGTTAATGATGTAAAACTTTGATATACAGAAGCCGTTTGTCCTGTTGAAGTTAATCCTGTTGCACAGTTTATTTGAGTTGCAGTATTTGTTAAATCAGGGGCAGTTGCCGCATTGTTAGTAACTGTAGGAAGTGCTGAACCAATTTGGCTAGTAAGCCACGGACTTGTAGCTAATGCTTGTGAGCGTATTGCAAAATTGTTACCTGTTCCATTAATTGTTTCTGTCTGTCCTGTAATAGTAGTAAATGTTCCTGCGGCTGGGGTAGTAGCACCTATAGCGGGTGGTGCAGATAAATCTAAAGTACCACCAAGAGTAAGGTTTCCGCTAGAAGTAACTGTACCACTTAGTGATATACCTGAAACTGTACCTGTACCACCTACTGAAGTTACTGTACCAGCACCATTAGTAGACCAAGTAACATCATAGTCAGTATTACTAACTTTAGTTAATACTTGACCAGTTGAACCACCAACAACTACACCATTACCATTACTACCTCGTAGTCCTTGAGGACCCATATCACCTTTAGGACCTTTAATCTCTTTAGTGGTCTTAATTGTGGTATTATCTGATAACGTAACTAGTAAAGTATCATCAAAATCAATTTCTACATCAGTAATATAACGACCATCTTCTCCGTCAATGCCGTCAACACCATCTTTACCGTCTTTGCCGTTGTATCCTACACCGTCTTTACCATCTTTCCCGTCTTTTCCGTCTCTACCATTGTTTCCTTTAGGTCCTTTCATGGACTCAGAGGTAGAAAGCTCTTTAAACTTGGTATAAACAGTATCTTCAATAGATTTTACTGCTTCAACAACAAGATCAGTGCTAGATTGGACAACTTCTTCGTGTTTTAATTGCGATTGTACAAGAGATTTCTCAATTTCTTGAAGTGCTAACGCTTGTTCTTCGCTAGAAAGCGAATCATCGCCTAGTTTTTGAATATAGTTTTGAATATCTAGCATTATTTACCAAGTTTTTTTGTAATGTTATTCAAAACAGAGTCTTCAACACTCTGCATTTTACTGCGTTTATTTTCCATTTGAAGCTCTACAATTTTACTATTCTGCTTTAAATCAGCTTCTTTTAACATTAACTCAGCAATTTTAACTCTACGATCAAATTCTTTTTGTGCTTGGTCATCATTGTTAGGAAGGTTTTGAGAAACGGAACTAACAATCTTAGCTTCAACTTCACGAGGCATTAACTGAGCTTCAGTCATTGTCTTCATGGTATCGGCTTGAGCTTTTTTGGTTTGTGCGTCATATAAACCTAATTGAGCTTGAGCTGTAGCCAGTGCCATCTGTTGTTGCTGTTGAGCTGCTTGTTGAGCTTGGGGATCAGGTTCTGACATCTTCTGCAACTGCTCAATAATGCTTTCACGGTTAGAGAGTGAACTAGCTTGAATTATTCCTTGTAGCAATACAGGAGTGATTGGGCTATTAGGTCCAAGAGTTTGCATTAAACCAACCATCTGCTGCTGTTCGTATTCACGAGCAACCATTCCCATTGTAGATACAGGCATAAACTTAAAGTCTTTGACTGGATAACGCTCAGGATCAAACTGCATGAATCTCCATGCAGCACGTTCAATGAACGGAATTAGGAAGTCTTCTTGGAAGTTAATCAAAGCACGTTTGTTCTTCTTCATCAAACCTGACAAAGCCATGGACAAGCCAGCACCAGATGCTTCTCCACCAGCTACTGAGTTTGGCATAGAAGAACTATCCAATGTACCTGTAGCAGCTAAAAGCATTTGCTGGAAGGTTGTGGCAGTTTGCATATTACCTGCATCAGTAACACCAAACTTGAATGGCATCATAATCTCAGAAGGATTACCATTAACTAAGAAGTTCTTTCCTGGACGTACTTCATACTTAGCACCACGAGGTAGACGGGTTGCGTCCATAGCCATCATAGGAGCTGTTGTCAGGGCTAAAGAGTCTAAGTGACTACGCATCTGTGCGTCAAGGGCTTTTTGCATATTGTAGCCCTTCTCAATTGTTCCACGACCCCAGAAGCGACCTGGCATAGAGTCTGCTTGATAAGCAACTACAGGACGATCCTTCATCATGTAAGGTGACTCTTCTGCTTTGAGCAGATACTGATTGTCAGCAATAACAACCACACCTTCAACCATGTCTGAGTAGTCGTCAGCAACGCTATCTTCAGGGAAGAGTTCCATTGCTTCTTCTTCAGCTTCTTCTAACCCGTTAAGCATGGAACGAGGAATTAAACCGTAGTAACGAATTACAGGGATTTTATCTGAACGAGAAATAACGTCTTCTTGTGTAGATTCTAATCTAGTAGAACGATAGCTAGGAACTACATCAACCTTACGATAGATACCTTTTTCGATACCTTGTACAATCGTGTAGTAAGACATATACTCTTCAATAGCAACTCCAAGAGAGTCATCTACTGTAGCAGCATTAGGATCAATGAGGAAGTTACGTGGGTTGATAGCATTCAAGCCAACCATAAACTGCTTCTTCTCCATTGTCCCAATAGCGGAAACTGTGTTGGATCCTGGAATTGGTTGAGTAGATGGAGCAAGAATCAATTCTTCTTCAATTACAATTTCACCAATACCTGTACCGTACATTTCTCCTAATAGGATAATGTCATCAACAGCTTTTTTAATTCTTGAACGACGGAAGTCTTCGTGCATCTGACGACGTACTAACTCGATGTCTCGTGGATCTTTGTCGTTAATATCATCTTCAATGTCAAACCACTCACCACGACCAAAGATAGCTTCAGAGATCTCAGCTTGCTTTGATTCCACTGCTTGAGCAATTGCTGGGGTGATTAACTGGGAACGTTCAGATTCACGAGTCTTATCTGCTGGATCCCAGATACCACGGAACAGACGCTCATACTCTTCCCAGTAGATTACATGGTTCACATCACGATGGTTTCTCCACTCATCACAATGCTCAAGAACAAAACTAACTAACTCTTTGTCAGCATCTGTTTCGTTTACAAATTCATTCTTATCGATGTTTTCGTCGATTAACGGATCACTCATGTATTAGTCTTCCAGTGTTGATTTGAAGGGGTCTTTATAACTAGGATTAGTTTCTTCTTTATATTCCATCTCTTCTGCTTTAGCGTCGTCAATTGGACCACCAACAAGCCAAGCACTACAGGTACGAGAAGCAGCACATTTGAAATCAAATAGTTCACAATAGCCTAAACCAGCACTCTTGATAATATCCTCAGCGTAGCTTTCTGTTGTTTCGTCAATCCCTGTATGGATACAGTCCATCATCTTAGAGGTCTGGATAAACGCAGAGCAGTTACCGCAACGCATTGTTTTAGCTTGATCTGTAGTGGTGTTCCACTCTTTAGCTTTGTCATCCCAGAAAGGTTTGTTAGGCTCTTCAGGATTTGCAGGACCGTAGCCTACGTTCTTAAATGCCCAGTCACGTTTCTTTAAATTGTGTTTAATATCGTAAGTAGCTAGGGGGCAGCTTGTGTTAGTATCCACTTATCATATCCAAAGGTTGATATTCATCAGAATCATCTTCATCAAAATATGTAGTTAAAGCCAGTTGGTCAACATAAGCTAGGGCATCAACCAAGTCATCATGAACGTTTGCTGTTGGGAACTGCATCAGTTGATCCTTGAACTCAGTAAAGTCTTCGTCTTCATTCAACGTAATCTTTCCGTGTTCAAAGCGTCCCTGCAGCGCCCAAGCAATACGATCAGTCTTTTTCTTATTTCCGTGGGTTAAGTCTTGTACATGGAAGTAAGTATTGTATTTACGCATTAAATCATTAAGGTAAGGATGCACAGCGTTTTTAAGTGCTCCTCTTTCGATGCCAACTGAAACTGGTTTATACTCAGCCACAGTCCTAAGAATCTTTGCTGCAGTTTCTTTGATGTCCCATCGTCCGTGTTCAATCTTCTCAACAAACCATTCTCCTTGATCTGTAATCTTGACGATAGCGATGGCTGTTTCATCTAAGCGTTTCTTTGAAGCACCTGCATTCTTTGCGACATCCTCAAAACCCGCCAGATCGATTGCAACGATATAGTCGCCTTGAGTTGGTTTAGAACCTTCTTTGACCCATTCTTGTTTAAAGATCTCTTGACCCGCATTATCAAACGAAGCCTCGTACTCCTGTTTGAAAGCAAAAGTAGACAGAGTTTTCTTTGCCTTATCCACCTCAGTCGGGTCGATTGTTTCGTTATCCTTGGTGGTGAAGTGCCACGATTTCCACTCTTCATCAGTTTCTTCAAACCCTAGCTTGTACATCTCATAAAACCAGTTACGTCCTGACGGGGTAGAGATGAACATAGCGTCACCCTTACAATCAGACAAAGAAGCTCGGATAATCTTTTCCCAAGTATCTTCTTTCATAAACGCACACTCGTCGAGCACTGCATAATACAAACTCAAACCACGAAGCGTATCTGGATTATCAGCGCCCCTAATATGTATCTTACGTCCGTTAATCAGAGTGATGTCCATATTGTTAATATGAGCAGCTTTGATAACAGGTCTACCAAGCTCTAAGAGGCTGTCCCAGATGATCTGACGAGACTGCCCGAGGGTAGGGGACACATACAACACTGCAGAGCCTTCAGGAGCCTCTAGAGCCTTTATAATGAGCATCATAGTAGCCAGCCGAGATTTACCACAACGACGACCTGCAGCTATTACTTTAAAGCGGGTAACATCCGTGAATACTGCTTGCTGCCAATTCAGTAACTTAAACTCAAGATTCATGTCGATTTTCTTCTAATTCATCGACATATTCTGTTTTCATGTCTATGACATCAGCATTTACTATTGGTGTTGTTAACCCCGTGATATTAATACTAATCTGTGGGGTTGTGCCGTTACCAGCTTTAGCATCAAATGCTGACATAGGTAAAACCCTATCGACACACATCTTAAGAGCTGCTATCTGATCCTTATCATTAGGATCTAAAGCTTTCTCTATTAATGTCCTGATTATCTTATCACCAGCAGTGCCTAGCAATCTAGCTTTAAATTCAGCAATCCTTGCAGCATCTCCTGCAGGTCTACCGACAGCTCCACGACTACCTTTTTTCTTTGCGGTGATTTGAGACTTCTTAGGTCTGCCCCTTTGTCCTTTAACTGGCTGGGCTGGATCTAAGACAGGAACAGCAATAGACAATTCTTTTAATTCTTTTTTATTTTCCAACCGTCTTTATCCTTTTATTAGGGAGACATCCTACTATATAGGAGGGTTTTGATATAGAGTATTTCTATATGGTAAAGAACTACAACTCTAAAGAGGTAATCTATGTATTAAATAACTAAAGTAATTAACAACTTAGCCGATAACACCTACTGAGTTACATCCCTAACGTAACGTCACAGTTCTATATAGGAACTATATCATACTTTTGTTTAAAAGTCAAGTACTTTGTTACGAATTGTACTACATAGACCACCTGCGGTGTGCGGGGTTGCATAGTCTTAATTAGGTCTCCGCAGTCCCTCCTTCAGAGGTGAACAGATTAGCCTTTATTGATAATGATTCTCATTACCTTTACAGTCTTATTTCTTCTTTGTAATCAATAACATACGTTAGAGGTCTAAGGGTTCTATTTTCTTTATTTTATATACGTTAGAGGCTCCATTAACGTTCACGATCTCACAGACCCCGCCCCCCGTTGTTTTTATACAACACTATTGCACTGCAACAACAAGGAAACTATAGTGGAACATGACAATCTAGGCTGCTTTCTATGTTGGGTTATGTGAGTGGTGATGCTGTACCCTATTGAGGGGATTTATCTAGGGGATATTGCCATCGCATCAATAAATTATTACAGGGGATCTCTACCGATCCGACAATGATACGAAGTTGATCCTTATATCTAATCTGATATATAAACCCGTTGTTTAATTACAATACTATCTAGATATATTTGCATAAAACCTATTGACATCGTTTACAGGCATAGATTTAAGAGGGTAAAATAAGACATCTCAACAGCAAAATAAAGGGTAATAAGATGACTAAATTTCAACGCAAGCAGATCGACATGATAGAGATCTATATCGCTAACAATATGATGGATACAGCATCAAGATCAATCTCTGCATTGATTAGATCGGCATCTAATTGTAAACAATCTGATGAATTAAGATCATACGCAATCAGAAAGCAATTAGATAAAATGCCCGAATTCATAGCATAGATAAACTGATGAGGGTTTAATACCCGAAACTTAGCAG